TTTTATTATGGGCGCTAGGAAAAGATTGCGGTTCTCAAAGCCAGCAGTTGAAGCTCGGAAATTGATGGATGCTAGCAATTTTAGTGAGTTCATGCTCCAAGAATTCCTAAAGCATGTCCCACTTAAAAAAGCGCATAACCAAGCGTTCATGGACGCTTCTCTTGCTGACTTTGAGGAAAAAAAGACCTCAAAAAGTGCAGCTACTATCGCCAACCATGCAGGGCGCTCATGCAGAGACTGGCTAATTGACACAGGGTTAGTATTTATGAAGAGCCAGCACTGCACGAAATTTGACAATCGCTTCAGGGATGCAAAAGCAGCCCAGGCTATAGTGTGTTTCCAGCACGCAGTGCTCTGCAGGCTAGCCCCTTTCGTTCGTTACATTGAGCGGAAGATAGCTGAAGTGCTTCCAGAGAAATTTTACATACATAGTGGCAAGGGCCTGGAAGAGTTAAATGCTTGGGTTACTCGTGGTAGTTTTGAAGGAGTCTGCACTGAATCAGATTATGAAGCTTTCGATGCTAGCCAAGATCAATATATACTTGCTTTTGAACTACATGTCATGAAATACCTTGGATTACCTAGAGACCTCATAGAAGATTACAAGTTCATCAAAATGCACTTAGGGTCAAAGCTTGGCAACTTCGCAATTATGAGATTCTCTGGGGAGGCTAGTACCTTTTTGTTCAATACCATGGCAAATATGCTGTTCACTTTCTTGAGGTATGAGATTAAAGGTCATGAGCGTATTTGTTTTGCAGGCGATGACATGTGTGCCAATGCCCGACTCCGCCACCGGCTTGACCAGGAAAAGTTTCTAGGTTTGCTCAAGCTCAAGGCAAAAGTATCATTCACGCAAAAACCAACCTTTTGTGGGTGGAACTTATGTTCGGATGGCATCTACAAAAAACCACAGCTTGTGCTTGAGAGGTTGTGCATCGCGAAAGAGACCAATAACCTAGCTTGCTGTATAGACAATTATGCACTTGAGGTGGCTTTTGCTTATAAAATGGGTGAGAGGGCTGTTTTGCGTATGGACGAAGAAGAGTTACAGAGCCATTACAATTGCGTGAGGATCATCCTGCAAAACAAGAATTTAATTAAATCCAATGTCCTCACCTACTTCTCTGCTTAGAGAGTTTAATTGGGGCGCTTAGGTTTAAACGTAGGTTTTGATATATGGATGTACTAGTTAATAAGTTGCTTAGTTTTGATTTCGTGCGTGTATCTAGCAAGCTTAGCAGGCCTATCATTGTTAACTGTGTGCCAGGCGCGGGCAAGAGCCACCTCATCCGTGAGCTTCTCAGGGAGGACGAGAGATTTGTGGCTTATACTTTTGGGGCGGACATTACTGAGACCACCGATTGCATAACAATACTTAAAGCACCTGAGATTAAACCCGTCCACAATTTCATAATAATTGACGAGTACCAGCTTGGTGATTGGCAGAGCTTTGAGCCTATCGCTATTTTCGGGGATCCACTGCAAGGTTCAAGTGAGTGCTTAAGGCCTCATTTCACAACTGACCTAACGAAACGTTTTGGCTCCTCTACCTGCTCTTTTCTACAGTCTATCGGTTACCAAATAAGGAGTGAGCGTACTGATATTTGCATTATAGCCGAAGCCGCAAGCGCCGAGTTAGAGGGAACGGTTATTGCTTACGGCCCAGAAGCTGAGTGGTTACTGAGGTGGTACGGTGTGCCTTATCTAAGGGTTTGTGAAATCCAAGGAAAGACTTTTGACGTTGTGACCCTAGTGACAGATTATTCAACTGTAACGGAGGGCAACAGGCGGAATTTATACCTTTGTTTAACAAGGCACAGAAATAAACTGCAAGTTCTCAACGGTGATGCCACTCTTACCACCGCCTGATAATACGAAAGCAATCTTGGCTGTGGCTGTTGGTTGTAGTATTGGACTCGCTTTGTTTATGCTGACGAGAAGCACCCTACCCCACGTTGGAGATAACTTGCATTCATTACCACACGGTGGGAGTTATAGGGACGGCACTAAATCGATCAATTATTGTGGTCCCAGGAAGAATTATCCATCAAGCAACCTCCTGACTAACAGCACCGCTTTCGTGCCCATTGTAGTCGTTGCTCTTACAGGCATCATTTTACTGTTATCTCGTGGTCATAGCCGCTGTGTGGCATGCGGGAGAGCACACGCTTAACTATATATACTTGTTCTGGTTTGTTGCTAACTTTAGTTATTTTAAACTTATTTAGTGTGTATAGGCGTGCTGAAAGTAGTTGTACTATCATTATAACCGGTGAGAGTTTAACAATTCGTGGTTGTGAATTTACACCAGACTTTATTGAATATGCTAAGACGCTTGAGGTAGCTAAACATTGGTAGCCTTAGGTTTCAAGCTTTTGGATTGAAATAATTATGTCAACGAGTGAAACAGAGGAACAGAGATCACGAAGACTGGCTTCAGAGAGAAGTGATGCTGAACGCCGGAAAAATGATGCAGCTGTGAGAGCTAGGCAGGATGCTGCTATCGATTCTGAGGAACCTGCTGACGTGCAAGAGACGAGCGTTAATGATGTTGATCTGCGTCAAATGGAAAATAGGGTCCAGGAAGCTAAGCGGTTTTTGGAGCGCTTTAACAAGCTTAAGAAGTTTCAGGCGGACAATATGACTGCAGGTGAGATCAAGAATGGAGGATTTGAAACTGGAAGGCCAAAGCTGAACATTGCGGCCAATTTGCGTGGCGACACAGCTAATGTTTTCACTAGACCCAGCATGGATGCTTTAATAGCTTTGGACTTTAAGGCTGAATCATTGGCTGTGGCAACCGCTGAAGACCTAGCTGCTATCACTGCTAAGCTTGAACAACTAGGGGTACCAACTGAGAGATTAGCTCCCCTTTGTTGGTCGGTTGCAAGGTATTGCGCAGATACAAGTTCTTCATATGTGGCTGATCCGAAAGGAACTTTTGAATACCCGGGGGGTGCTATAACAAGGGACGCTGTTTATGCTGTTATTAAAGAAGTCACGACCCTGAGGGCCTTCTGTAGAGCTTTTGCACCAGTGGTTTGGAATGAAATGTTAATCGCTAAGAGACCGCCTGCTGGTTGGCAAACCAAAGGTTACACCGCTAGTACAAAGTATGCTGCTTTTGATACTTTCGACTACGTGCTTAATTCTGCTTGCGTCCAACCACTTGAAGGGATCATACGAGTTCCAACCGACGAGGAGACCATTGCTCACATGACCAACAAGCGGATTGCTATTGATAGGAATAGGCGCAATGGCCGGT